TTTGAAGCATTTGTAGAGCAAGGCGTCACAACCCAAAGGTGCGGATGCGGCGCTAACGCTACAAAAATCGTTTCGGCAACACCGTGCATACTCGATGGATCTACTGGTGACTTCCCCGGAAGACACATGAAGTGGGTACGAGAACACGAAAAAGCTGGGCGAAAAGGAAGGGAAGCTCGTGAGAGTCAATCCCAACAATAATCTCCATAACCTAAAAAGGCGGGGTAATTTTAGTGATGTCAAGAGCGACAATTATTGATGAGCGTCCAGAAGAGGAGCTAGAAACAACAGACCAACTCGACACACAGGACACCGTAGAGACTCCTCAAGAAGAGGAACAACCTGTACAAGAGCCTGAAGTTCCAGAAAAGTACCAAGGTAAGTCTGTCGAAGAACTCGTACAGATGCACCAAGAGCTTGAGAAGTTTTCAGGCAAACAGAGTACGGAAGTTGGCGAGTTACGTAAAGTTGTTGATAACTACATTCAGACAGAACTCAACACACAACCAGCACCTGAAGAACAGCAACATCAAGATGATACAGACTTTTTTATTGATCCTCAAACTGCTGTTAACAGAGCTATTGATAACCACCCAAAGATCAAAGAAGCAGAGGCTTACGCACAACAAAGCCGTCAACAAGCTACTCTTTCACAACTCAAGGCTAAACACCCTGATATGGAAAGTATCTTGCAAGACAACAGTTTTGCTGAGTGGATCAAGGGATCAAGAGTTAGAACTAAGCTGTTTGTAGAAGCAGACCAAGGTTACGATTATGACTCTGCTGACGAACTTTTTACGCTTTGGAAAGAACGTAATCAAGTGGTTCAGCAGACGGCTCAAGCTGAGAAAGCAGCCCGTAAGAGTGCCGTAAAGTCCGCAACTACAGGCAACGCTCGTGGTACAGCAGAAGGATCTCGCAGGAAAGTCTATCGTCGTGCTGACATTATTAAACTAATGAAAACCGACCCAGAGCGTTACAACTCGTTATCAGACGAAATTTTACAAGCATACGCAGAGGGTCGAGTTCGATAGCCTTTTAAGGAGATAACTCATGGCTACAGCAACTTATCCCGGCGCGGCAGGTAATACCGCCCTAACAGAAGCAGCAACTTTTGTACCAGAAATCTGGTCAGACGAAATCATTGCTGCTTACCAAAAGAACCTGAAGATGGCTCCCCTTGTCAAGCGTCTCGCTATGACTGGCAAGAAGGGTGACGTTATTCACATTCCTAAGCCTACTCGCGGCGATGCCAATGCTAAAGCGGCTGATACTGCGGTAACTATCATTGCAAACACCGAATCAGAGCTTCAGGTGACGATTAACCGTCACTTTGAATACTCGCGTCTGATTGAGGACATCGTAGAGGTACAGGCTCTGTCATCTCTGCGTCAGTTCTACACTGAAGATGCTGGTTATGCTCTGGCTGTACAGGTCGATAATGATCTGCACGCAGCTGGTACTGGTTTTGGTGACGGCGGCGCTGTTGTATTTAGCCCCGCTGCTACTGACTACCAGCACACTGGTTGTTTCTTCAATGATGGCGGCACTACTACTCAGTACACCGACGATACTCTGGTAGCTGGTGACGATTTCACGGACGCATTCTTCCGTGACATGATCCAGAAGATGGATGATAACAACGTGCCGATGGAAGGCCGTAACCTGATCATCCCGCCTGCCACGCGCAATGCGATCATGGGTATCGACCGATACGTGTCTTCTGACTTTGTATCTGGTGGCACTGTCAACAACGGCTTGATCGGCAACCTGTACGGCGTAGACGTTTACGTCTCTGCTAACTGCCGAACAATCGAAGCTGCTGGTGATAACACTGCAGGAACTGTGGACACTCGTGCAGCACTGCTGTTCCACACGGAAGCAGTTGTAATGGCAGAGCAGTTGGCTGTCCGTTCTCAGACTCAGTACAAGCAAGAGTACTTGTCTACTCTGTACACCGCAGACACCCTTTACGGTGTTCAGGTGTATCGTCCTGAAGCTGGCTTTGTTCTGGCAGTACCTTCTGCCTAATAGAGTACCGGGGGCCGCAAGGCCCCTTTTCCTTTTCTCTTGCTAGGAATAACCAATGGCTAATTACACCAAGACTACTGACTTTGCGGCCAAAGATACGCTTCCGGGCGGTGATACCAATAAGGTTGTTCGTGGCTCAGAGTTTGAAACAGAATTTGATGCTATATCGACTGCGATTGCTACCAAGGCCGATACAGCAAGCCCTACGTTTACCGGCACAGCTACGTTTGCGACCCTTAATGCAACTACGATTGACCTTAATGGCGGCGCATTAGACAACGTAACTATTGGTGGCACAACACCAGCCGCAGGAACTTTTAGCTCTTTAGTAGCAACTACGGCGGATATCAACGCTGGCACTATCGACAACACAGTTATTGGTGGCTCTACACCAGCAGCAGGGACGTTTGCGGCTGTTGCCGGCACTACAGGAACTTTTTCTGGCGGCGTTTCAGGAACAACAGGTACATTTTCAGGCGCTGTCACCGGCTCCAACTTAAACATATCTAACTGGGATACAGCGTTTGGCTGGGGCAACCACGCTTCCGCAGGTTATCTTACTAGCGTTGCTTTTAGTAATATCGATGGTGCTGCTGTTATTACATCGTCAGAAACTTTTGCAAGCAACGACACAACCTTACCTACAACAGCCACAATGACTGCAAGAATCCTAGCAGCCTCTCTTGGATCCACAGCATCTCTTGATGATTTAACAGATGTTAACCTAACGCCTGCTGCAACAGAAGGTCAGGTTTTGGTGTTTGACAGCGCCACGTCAAAGTTTATTGCGGGTTCATCCGGTGCAGGGCTGGATGGTGGTTTTGCTAATTCAACTTACCTTACGGCTCAGAATTTTAACGGAGGCACTGCATAATCATGGCAAGCATAATTCAAATACGCAGAGATACAGCAACAAACTGGACTTCTGCTAACCCAACACTAGCTCAAGGCGAGTTAGGTCTTGAAACAGATACGCTTAAGATTAAAGCAGGTGATGGGTCTACAGCTTGGAACTCAGCTAGTTACTTGATTGATACAGGCGGCTACGCAGCTTACTCAGACACTACTGCCAACTTTACAGGAACACTTCAAAACGGCGGCTCAAACGTTGTTGTTGATTCTGATATTGGGTCTTCTGTTCAAGCGTTTGATGCTGACACTACAAAGAATGACGTAGCTAACACGTTTACAGCAAACCAAACAATTACAGCAGAGTTGATTGCTAACAGCTACAACGAAACTTACGCTGCTGTTACTAGTTCAAGTAACGCTACTACTGTTAACTGTGAGGCTGGCAACGCCTTTAGCCACACACTAACAGAAAACACTACTTTTACTTTTAGTAATCCTCCTGCTTCTGGCACAGCCTTTAGCTTTTCACTAGAGATTATTCAGGATGGAAGTGCTTCAGGTTTTACTGTGACATGGCCTGCAGCAGTAGATTGGCCTGCGGCTACAGCACCAACACTAACAGCCACTGCTAGTGCTAAAGATGTATTTGTCTTTTACACGCGAGACGGTGGAACTACTTGGTACGGGTTTACTGCGGGGCAGGCGCTAGGCTAATATGAGTACTAAAAAGAAACTATTAGAGGCTGCTGCTGGTAACGCTGGCAAAGCTGTTTACGTTGATGATGTGTTCTCGACGTATTTGTACGAAGGTACCAGCGCAGTAGGAAATGTAGTTACGAACGGCATTGACCTTGCGGGAGAGGGAGGCTTAGTTTGGCTAAAGTCGAGAGGCGACGCTCAATCTCATGGCCTTTTTGACACCGAAAGAGGCGCAGGCAAAATGCTTCAGAGCAATGCTACAGCCGCAGAGCTTCCTTATACAGACGTGTCTTCTTTTAACTCAGACGGGTTTACGGCTGGTTTTTATTCAGGATGGTTTAATAGTTCCAGCTACGAACAATGCTCATGGACATTCCGCAAGGCCCCTAAGTTCTTTGATGTGGTGACTTACACGGGGAATGGGACAACGCAAAATATTTCTCACAATCTTGGGTCTGTACCCGGCTGCATCATTGTCAAGAAGTACAACGGCGCGGCGGGGTGGTGCGTTTATCACCGATCCATTGGGAACACAGAAGCACTATTCCTGAACTCAACACTCGGGACTGGTACTTGGGTAGGTTCTGAATTTTGGAATAACACTACGCCAACGAGTACGCAATTTTCTGTTGGCGGTAACGACGCTGTTAACAACTCTGGCGGGGTCACCTACGTAGCCTACCTATTCGCCCACAACGATGGTGATGGTGAGTTTGGTGAGGACAGCGATCAGGACATTATTAATTGTGGGAGTTACACGGGTAACGGAAGCACTGACGGCCCTGAGATTGATCTGGGGTTTGAGCCTCAGTGGGTGATGATAAAGAATTCTTCAAATGCTGGCGATTGGATGATGTTTGACGTGATGCGAGGCTGGTCGCAAGGGGGAAGTGATAACAACGCGAGACTATACGCTAATCTATCTAGCCAAGAAAGCGCAACCACAGATCGATACCGGATACAGGCTAACGGGTTCAAAGTAACCACCTCCACAGCCGCTTATAATAATTCAGGCGACACCTACATCTACGTAGCCATCCGCAGACCCCACAAGCCAGCATCAGAGTTCGCGGCTACTGATTTGTTTGCTATGGACGACGCCGCTAATGGTTTGACGTCAGGCTTCCCCGTTGATTTCTTCATAAGAAGATTCCCTTCGTCAGGTAGCAATAACTACGCTCACACAAGGCTTTGTGGCGAAACTTTTTTAGCCTTTGATAGCACAGCCGCAGAAGAAGCAAGTATTCCTGGTTTTGATAATAATGAAGGTGTTTTTGAACTAGTAAACAATTCTGCTATTTCTGGCTGGATGTTCAAACGCGCCACAGGCTTCTTTGATGTGGTGGCTTATACGGGTACCGGAGTAGCTCATTCAGAAACGCACAACTTAGGTGTTGTGCCTGAATTGATGATTGTAAAAAGC